ATCCTAACAGACAAACATGAAACAAAGATAGGTCAACGTCTTATTGCCTTACATGGTATAGATGGTTCATGTTCTAATCAAGTATTCTTTGGTGCTATAGATTTCTTCTGTACTAATGGGATGATTAGAGGAGATTATGATAAAGTAAGACGTAAGAATACATCTAACTTTTGTATGGATAGGTTCATACAAGAACTCAATCAAAGTAGTGCTGATTTCTATGAACATACTGAGCAGTTACAACAATGGGCTAGAAAACCTATTACCCAAACTCTCAATATGAAGGAATTATTAGAAGCTATCATAAAGTCTGAAAGGAAAGCACAGAAAATGTTTCCTCTAGTACAACGAGAGATTAGTAAACGAGGTAAAAATGTATTTGCTTTATATAGTGCTTTTACTAACTATGCATCTTATGCAGATGAACGTAATGGATTTAATTTACGCAACACAGGCAATGATACTGTTTCACAATCAATGTGGGCAAGAGAGCAGGAAGTTTCTAAATGGATTTCCACACCACAATTTAAACAATTAGTTGCAGCATAATTGTGGCAACTATTACTCTTAAAAATTTAGTTAAAGAGTATTATTTATGCTTTGAGTTCAAGGGTTTACGTGATGAAACTAAACAACAATATCAATACTTTCTTAACGTACTCTTGGACACAAAGTTGCCTGATTTTGATAAAAGATTAGGTGACAAACCCATAGATAATTTAACAACTTTAATGGCTAAAAATGCTTATAATGATTGGTGTGGTCGTGGAATACATCTTGCTAATCATGTCATGTCTGTATCTAGAGTAGTATTTAACTATGCAATAGGAATGGAAAAGATAAATAAAAATCCTTTTTTTAGTGTAAAAAAGCGTATACCTGAAAGGCGTAAAACTATTTGGACAAAACAAAATATAAAAGACTTTTTAAATTTATCTTATGCTAATTTTAAAACACGCAACATTGGTCTTATAGCACACATGGCATATGATTGGTGTCAAAGGTTAGGTGATATGCGTTTGCTAAAGTGGGATAATCTAGACTTAGATAATCAGAGAATGCACGTAGAGCAGTCTAAACGTAGGGCAGAGGTTTTTTTACCTATAGGAGATCAGTTAGGAGAAATGCTTATGCAACAGAAAGAAGATTTTGGGTTTCAAGAATATGTAGCACCTCATATAAAACCAAAGAAGGGTATTTATCAACCTTATTCTCTCTATAGGCTTCCTAAGGTGGCTAAAAAGATTATGAGGGAAGCTAACCTGCCTGATGATCTACGTTTATCAGACCTAAGACGTACAGGAACTGTTGAGATGGTGGATGCTGGTGTATCTATGGGTAATATTATGTCTGTAACAGGACATTCTAACCCTCAAAGTGTAAAACCTTATATGAAAAACACATATAAAAGTGCTAATTTAGCATTAAATCAAAGAAAACAGTTGACAGAAGATTAAATACGTGATAAAAGAACATTGTCATTGCCCAAACATATATAATATATATATTAACATATATAATGAAAGACATATATAATGCTAGACTATTTATATAATTTAGAAATACCTATTGGAGAAACACGTAGAATGAATTGCCCTAATTGTAATGGCTATAAAACTTTTACTGTAACAAATAATATGGGTGCTTTATTGTGGAATTGTTATAAGGTTTCTTGTAATATTAGTGGTAAGAAACGTGTATATTTATCTATAGATGATATTAAGCAAACATTTAATAATAATCCTTTATGTGAGGAAATTGAAACATTTGTATTGCCTGAGTATGTTGTGGACAGAAAGAATACACCTGACGTTGTTAGGTGGTGTGATGAGTGGTTATTAAACCCTAAAGATACTGACATACATTATGATGTGAAGGAGCATCGTGTTGTATTTCCTATCTATAATAAAGGTATCATAGTTGATGCTATAGGTAGGACACTCAGAAATAAATTACCTAAATGGAAGAAATATGGAAATTCAGGGTTGCCTTTTTCATTTGGGTGTGGTAAGGTGGCTGTAGTTGTTGAGGATTGTGTGAGTGCTGCAATTATAGGTAGTGATGTATATGTCGGGGTGGCTGTGTTGGGTACATCTCTTACCGAGATACATAAGAAGTATATATCACAATTCTCAACAGCCATCATTGCATTAGACCCCGATGCATTACCTAAGACACTTTCTTTTGCTAAAGAACTTAGAGGGTGTGTACAAGATGTTAGAGTACTTAGATTGGAGGATGATATAAAATATAAAAATGAACAGGATATAATAAATTTAAACAACCTAACCCCGAAGGAGATATAAACATGGAACTTTCATTAGTACGTAGTTTGATGGACAAGGAGTTTTACGAAGAGCATCGTGGAGCAAGATGTCCTGATAAGCTATTTAGTAAAGACACTAGAAAAGTAAAACAAGCTATAGACAAAGCTATGGATAGATATGAACGTACTGTTACACCTGATGAGATTGAAGCACTATTTATGTCTGACAATCCATCTTTAACTACAGCACAGAAACAAGCCTATTCACATTTATTTAAGCAGATAAAGAATGAATCCCCTCTAGGAGGAGATATAGCACAAGAGGTATTATCTAAATTATTTCAACAGGTAGTAGGAGAGGATGTAGCTAATATAGGATTTGATTTTGTAAATGGTACACAGACAAGTCTTGAGCCTTTAAGATTATTACTAGAACAGCACAATGATGATTTTACACCTGATTTAAATGTGGAGTGGGATGATATGGATATAGAAACACTACTTGCTAAGAATGCTTTAGAAGCAAGGTGGCATTTTAATATACCTGCATTGACAAGGCAGATTAGTGGTGTAAATGAAGGACATCTTATTGAGATAGGTGCTAGACCTAATACAGGTAAAACATCTTTTCATGCTAGTATGATTGCTGCTCCTGATGGTTTAGCACATCAAGGTGCTGATTGTATTGTGTTATGTAATGAAGAGGGAAGCCATAGAGTAGGTGCTAGATATTTAACTGCTGCTACAGGTATGACTATGCGTGAAATAAAAAATAATCCCTCTAAGGCTCGTGACTTATATCAACCTGTAAAAGAGAGAATTAAAATTAAAGATGCCACAGGAAGAGATATGGCTTGGGTTGAATCCGTATGTAAATCTTATAAGCCTGATGTAGTTTTATTAGATATGGGAGATAAGTTTGCACGTACAGGAGGTTTTGCTAGACCTGACGAAGCATTGAAAGCAAATGCTATATATGCTAGACAGATAGCAAAACAACACAAGTGTGCTATGTTTTATATGTCACAGTTATCTGCTGATGCAGAAGGCAAGATTTTATTAAATCAAAGTATGATGGAAGGTAGTCGTACAGGTAAAGCCGCTGAAGCAGACTTAATGATACTTATAGCTAAGAACCCTCCTAAACAAGATGATGATGGAGAGGAAGATATTGAGAGACATTTAAATGTAGTTAAGAATAAATTGTCTGGGTGGCATGGCTTAGTTCATTGTCAATTAAATTATCAAATAGGGAGATATGAAGCGTGACCCAAAAAGAACTGTTTGACATTGAACTACTACATATTGATGGTGAAACAAAAACATGTAGTAAGTGTAATCAAAGATTGCCCCTATCTGCATTTAGTGTTTCATCAGGTGCAAACTTTCTTAGACCAGAATGTAAAAAATGTAACAACGAACTAACAAAAGTTAGAAATATGTTACGAGAAAAACATGGAATGCCTGACAAAGATTATAACTGCCCTGTATGTAATAGAGGAGAGACAGAGGTAGCAGGAAAAGGGGGACAGAGAAATGGTGCATGGGTATTAGATCATTGTCACGATACTAGTACTTTTAGAGGTTGGCTTTGCCACAGTTGTAATAGATCATTGGGTGGTTTTTCAGATAGTGTTGACATTTTAAAAAAAGCTATTATATATTTAGAGAGACATATGGAGAAAATAAATGAAACTAGTACTTGACGTAGAGAATACAGTTACTAAACGTAATGATAAAATGCACTTAGACCCTTTTGAAAAAGATAATAGCCTTATTATGGTTGGTTGTCTTACAGAGACAGGAGAAGAGTATCTATTTCATCACGAGACAGGTTTTGATGGAGTACAGGAATTATTAGATCAGACTACTATCCTAATAGGACACAATATATCATATGATTTAATGTGGTTATGGGAATGTGGTTTTAAATACAATGGTTCTGTCTTTGATACTATGCTTACTGAATATATCTTTCTAAGAGGACAAAAGAAACCTCTATCACTTGAAGCGTGTGCTGAAAGATATGAGTTAGCTACACAGAAAAAAGATACCCTAAAAGAATATTTTAAAAAGGGTTTGGGAGTAGATGATGTTCCTAAAGATGAATTATCTAGTTACTTATCTGCTGATTTACATTCAACTAAGGAGTTAGCAGATGAATTATATAGAAAACTTTCCATGGAAGAGCATAGGGGTCTACTTAATACTGTTGAGCATACCAATCGTGTTTCCCTTACTCTTGCTTATATTTATAGGCGAGGTTTTAATGTTGACCAAGTGTCACTTGATGAAGTTCAGAAAGAGTTTGAACAAGAAAAACTTTCTATCGAGAAGAGACTTTCTGTTCAAGTCAAAGAACTTATGGGAGAGACACCAATAAATTTAAATAGTCCAGAACAGATGTCCTGTGTTATATATAGTAGAAAACCTAGAGATAAAACAACGTGGTTAAATAACTTTACTCCTTATATGAATAAGAAGGATTTATTTGATAAGATAAGAGAGAATAGTGATATTATTTATAAGACAATAGCTGTTAGATGTAATACATGTTATGGTTCAGGGATAATAAGAAAAGTTAAAAAGGATGGAAAGCCCTATAAGAACCACCCAAAGTGTAATGTCTGTATAGGTTCTGGTTACATATTTAAACCAACTAAGATGTTAGCAGGTCTTAAATTTAATATACCTTCTGCAAAGTGGGTTAGTGCTAATGGTTTTAGTGTTAACAAAAATATGTTGAGTGTTTTACAGCACGTATCTAAGAGGAGTGATTCAGTTCCAGCCTATCAGTTTTTAACTGATCTTCAAAGGTTATCAGCTTTAGATACATACCTTTCATCTTTTGTAGATGGCATAAGTTCTTTTATTAAAACTGATGGTAAATTACACGTTAGATTATTACAACATAGAACATCTACAGGTAGGTTTAGTGGGGCTGACCCTAATATGCAGAATATGCCTAGAGGTGGTACATTTCCTGTTAAGAAAGTGTTTATATCTAGGTGGAATAGGGGTAAGATATTAGAAGCAGACTTTGCTCAATTAGAGTTTAGGACTGCTGCATATCTTGCTCAAGATAAAATAGCAATGAAGGAGATTGAAAATGGTTTTGACGTACATAGCTATACTGCAAAAGTTATATCGGAGAATGGTCAAAAGATTACTAGGCAGGTGGCAAAAGGGCATACCTTTGCACCCCTCTTTGGGGCAACGGGATTTGGGAGATCAACTGCTGAAGCGGCATATTATAAACAGTTCACGGAAAAGTACAAAGGGATCGCATTATGGCATTCCCGATTGGCTAAAGAAGCTTTAAATACTTTTAAAATAAAAACACCATCAGGAAGAGAGTTTGCTTTCCCTGATGTGATTAGGAAAATGAATGGTGGAGTGTCACATTTTACACAAATTAAAAATTACCCTGTACAATCTTTTGCTACAGCCGACATAGTTCCTTTAATACTTATGGACATAGATAATAGGCTTAATATATTAGAATCATGTGTTGTTAATACTGTACACGATTCTATTGTAATTGATGTACACCCTAACGAAATAGATGCTGTTATGAAAATTATAGAAGATACCAATAAAGATATGACAGATACTATAAATAAACACTTTAATATAGACTTGAATGTTCCTTTATTATTAGAAGCAAAAATAGGTAATAATTGGCTTGACATGAAAGAAGTAGTGTGATATAACTTTAAATTCAACAGAAAGAAGGAGAAATTATGAATGAAGTAATAACAATAAGCACAGACAACTATGCTCAAATGGCTAAAGCTATGGGTTTAGAAGCTGCTAATACAAATACAATAAGGAAAGCTAATAATCTCAATAGACTAAGAATATGGCATTCACCTATTATGGGTCAAGCTGAAATAAATGGTAAGACTAAAAATGTTGAGATTATAGAAGGGGGTTCATATAGATTAGAAGTATTAGATGAAGAAAAATCAACGTACTACTATGCTAAAACTGCTGAAGTAAGACCCTTCATGCAAAGATATATGTACAGAAGATATTTAGCTAATCCTAATGCAAAAGCAGGAGAGCCTAAGGGTAGTTTTCATAGAACTATTATGTCCGATACTCTTAATAATGACTTGAAGGATAATACAGGTAGATTTAATTGTGGTAAACCAGCAGGTTTTATTGAAGATTTCAAAGCCTTACCTACTGACATGCAGGATTTAATTAGACAGATAAAAAGAGTACGTGTCGTATTTGGAACAATTAAATTAGATAAACCTGTAGATGAAAAGGGTAAAGAAGTTACTGTTGAGAAAGTTCCTTTTATATGGGAGATTGATAACAGGGATGCATATAAAACTATTGGAGATCAATTTAATATATTCTTAAAGAAAGAGAGATTACCTCTACAGCATAATATGTTATTGAAGGAGACCAAAGAGAATCCCTTACCAAATGGTTCTAGTTTTTATACACCTTTAGCACAAGTTAATTTATCTAAATTACTTGATATAGATGCTAGAGATCATAAAACATTTGGAGATTTTGTTGATTGGGTTAAAAACTACAATGACTATATATATAAAGAATGGGATGAAAAATCTCAAGCTAGACAGAGTACTATATCAGAGGAGGATTCTAATACAGTAGACCAGTTTATAGATGTAGATTTAGAAGGAGATAAAAAGTAATGACACACTTAGCAGAACTATCTCTTCATCAATATATGACTGATGCTGTAAATGGAAAAACAACTATGTCAAAAGATGTGATTGACCAAGTTGGCAACGATGTTAAGGAAGCTTTAAAGAGACAGTTTGATAGTGGTAAGAGTAGAGGAGATTTTACTTTACGAATGTCTAATATTGGTAGACCTACGTGTCAGCTATGGTTTGAAAAGAATAAACCCGAATTGGCTGAACCCAAGTCTACCAATTTTTTAATGAACATGATGTTAGGTGACATTGTTGAAGCTGTATTTAAAGGTTTACTAAAAGCTGCAAAAGTTAAATATACAGATTCAGAGAAAGTCACACTTAAAACTAAGGAAGAAGACATAAATGGTAGCTATGACCTTATTATTGATGGGGCAGTTGACGATGTTAAGTCTGCTTCTGATTGGTCTTATAGAAATAAGTTTGAGTCTTTTGAGGTATTAAGTAGTGGTGATGCATTTGGCTATGTAGCCCAACTTGCAGGTTATGCTAAAGCTACAAATACTAGAGCAGGTGGTTGGTGGGTAGTAAATAAAGCCAATGGTAAATTTAAATATGTATCTGCTGAAAACTTGGATATGAAAAAAGAATTGTCTAAGATTGATAAAACTATTAAAACTGTAAATGAAAATATATTTTATAGATGTTTTGAACCTGAAGAAGAATTATTCAGAGGAAAACCCACAGGTAATAAAGTTTTAAATAGGAGTTGCACTTTTTGTGATTTTAGAAAAGCATGTTGGGAAAATTTAATAGAAGCCCCTGCTGTAAAATCTAAAGCAAAATTTCCTAAGACAATATCATATATAGAATTAAATGAGAAGTAGATGACATCTTATAGTGTGACCCAAGTAGCACGTAGAAATGGGTATAGGAGTGGTTTAGAAGATAGTGTTGCCACATTTTTAAAAGAAAACAAGATAGAATTTCTTTATGAAAAAATTAAAATTGAGTGGGAAGATTTAGCATATCGCACCTATACCCCCGATTTTGTATTGAATAATGGAATAGTAATTGAAACAAAAGGTTTTTTTACTATAATGGATAGACGTAAACATCTTTGTATAAAAAAACAACACCCTAAGTTAGACATAAGATTTGTGTTTACTAATAGTAGAAATAAGTTAAGAAAAGGAGCTAAGTCTTCATACGCTGATTGGTGTGATAAATATGATTTTAAATATTATAATAGAATCATACCCGAAGTTTGGTTAAAAGAAAAAGGCAAAAACAAACATCCTGAGTTTATTAAATTCTTAGGAACAAAATTAAGGAGATAACTATGATAGATTTTTCAAACAAAAACCCTGCATCATGTTTTATAGAACTTGATCCCGATGTCGATGAGTTAGGTTTTTGGACAGGAGGTTTACGAATTAATATATTAACATCTAAAAATAACCCCATGCCCGAATCAAGTAAAGAGAGTTTGTTGCATTTAGCACAGCTTATATCAAGCACAGTAGCTTTAATGGAAAGAGATCAAGAATTAACAAATAGATTAGAGGAATTTGTGGCAGAGCCTGAAGAACCTAACTTTCAGTTTGTAGATGATGGTTTAGAGGTAGTCTCTAAAAAGGATAATATAATAAGTATAAACTTCAAAACAAAAACAAAGGGAGAAGCTTAATGAGTTATAAAAAAGCAATTTCAAAACATGTAGAAATAGAGGATAAAGAATCTAACGAAAAAGGAGTAAAAAAAGATATGACTGATGGGCTATTTACAAAATTTACAGGTAAGGGGGATTTCTTTACTGATAATAATAATAATAATAAAAAAGAAGACATGATAAACAATCCTGAACATTATAATCAGTATGAAATTGAGTGTATAGATGCCATAAAAGCAGCTACAGGTGTTGGCTTTGAGCCTTATCTACAAGGTAATATATTAAAGTATTTATGGAGATATAATTATAAAAATGGTATTGAGGACTTGAAAAAAGCACGATGGTACTTAAATAAATTAATAGAAGTTAAAAATGACAATAAGAGTTAGACTGTTAATAACTCTAGATGTAGATACAGAAGAGTATATTGTACCTGCTGATGGAAGAGTAGATGAGGAGATTGCAGACTATATACAAGAAACATTTTATGACCTAGAGGGTACAAAAATAAAACATATTAAAATAACAAGTGAGGAGATATAAATATGAACAATAAAATACTGTCATCAGATTATCAAACTTTTATAGCATTGTCTAGATATGCTCGTTGGTTATCCGTTGAAAATAGAAGAGAGGAATGGACTGAAACTGTAAATAGATACTTAAAATATATGGTAAATCACCTAAAAGAAAAACATAATTTTACTATACCTGATAAAATGCATTCAGACTTGTTTGACCACATAACTAACTTAGACATTATGCCTAGTATGAGGGCTTTGATGACATCAGGAAATGCTCTAGATAAGTGTCATGTAGCAGGTTATAATTGTTCTTATTTACCTGTAGATAGTCCTCGTTCTTTTGATGAAACTATGTATATACTTATGTGTGGAACAGGTGTAGGGTTCTCTGTTGAACGTGAAAATATAGATAAGTTACCTATTATAAATGAACATTTTGAAGATAGTGAAACAATAATTAAGGTAGGAGACTCAAGACAAGGTTGGGCTAAAGCTTTACGTGAGTTAATTGCCGTGCTTTATGCAGGACAGATACCTAAATGGGATGTATCAGATGTTAGACCAGCAGGTGCTAGATTAAAAACATTCGGTGGTAGAGCATCTGGTCCTGCACCACTAGAAGAATTATTTGAGTTTTGTATTGCGATGTTTAAAAATGCTGCAGGAAGAAGATTATATGCAGTTGAATGTCACGATATAATGTGTAAGATTGGTGAGGTAGTAGTCGTGGGTGGGGTAAGGCGATCAGCCCTCATCAGTCTTTCAAACTTAGGTGATGACCAAATGAGATATGCTAAAGCAGGTCAATGGTCAGAAACTGAAGGTCAAAGAGCATTAGCTAATAATAGTGTAGCCTACAAAGGTAAAGTACAAATGGAAACATTTATGCGTGAGTGGTTATCTTTAGTAGAAAGTAAATCAGGAGAACGAGGTATATTTAATCGTAAGTCTGCTATACGTCAAGCTGAAAGAAATGGAAGACGTAAAACTGATTACGCTTTTGGTTGTAATCCATGTAGTGAAATAATATTAAGACCCTATCAGTTCTGTAATCTTTCTGAAGTAGTTGTAAGAGAACATGACACAGTAGAATCCTTAATAAAAAAAGTAGAGATAGCTACTATCCTAGGTACATTTCAATCCACACTTACTGATTTTAAATATCTTAGGTCTGTTTGGAAAAACAATACAGAAGAAGAAAGATTATTAGGTGTGTCCTTAACAGGTATTATGGATAATAAATTATTAAATGGTGACTACGCAACATTACCTGCTATATTAAAACAATTAAAGGAGAAAGCAATTGATATTAACAAAACATTTGCAGAACAGCTTGGTATACCACAGTCTACTGCGATTACATGTGTTAAGCCTAGTGGAACTGTTTCTCAACTTGTGGATAGTGCGAGTGGTATACATGCTAGACATAGCGAATATTATATTCGTACTGTACGTGGTGATAACAAAGACCCTCTTACACAGTTTATGATGGATAGTGGAATACCTAATGAGCCTGATGTTTCAAAACCTGAAAGCACTACTGTTTTTAGTTTTCCTATGAAGTCACCCGAAGGTGCTATTACTAGGAATGATATGTCAGCAATACAGCAGTTAGAGTTGTGGTTAGTATACCAAAGAAATTGGTGCGAACATAAACCATCAGTAACAATAACAGTACGTGAAGAAGAGTGGATGGAAGTAGGAGCATGGGTGTATAAACATTTTGATGAAGTATCAGGTATTAGTTTCCTACCACATAGTGACCATACTTATGCACAAGCTCCATATCAAGAAATTACTAAAAAAGAATATATACAGCTTGACAAAACCATGCCTGATGTGATAGACTGGTCTTTACTTCAAAATTATGAAAAAGAAGACAATACTATAGGCAATAAAGAGTTGGCTTGTGTAGCAGGAGTTTGTGAAGTTGTGGATATACCAGCTTCATAATCAGGTATAACCACACACAAGGGTGTCGTTTCACCCATCTGAGGGTCTTTATATGAAGACATTTTTTAAAAAAAGGAGAATATTATGAGAGAATTACTAATTGGAGCATCTAGAACCTATTATGTGGGGATGATTAATAGACACATAGCAAATGTAGAAATATTATTAACTAATCCTGTGGGAATTGGAGAAGCAGAGCATCAAGATATACAAGCAGTTATTGAAGTTGAACTAGGAAGGATTGCAGACTACCATGATAAACTAGACATGCTTATAAAATATTTTACTAAGCCAAAAGAAACAGAAGAAAAACCATCGGAGATAAAAGATGAAAAATCTAAGAAGTAGACAAGAAAGAGGTCTAGGTAAATATGATGCTCCCCTACATATACAATATACTAGGGGAGTAACGGACTTTAAAAGAAATAGACCTACACCATTTAATATAAATACTATGGTTTATAGGGAATGGTTACGTGGGTGGAATGATGCTTATGCATTACAGTTAAAGAAAGTTAAACAATATGAAAATAGAAGAAGAGGTTAGAAAATTTATGGAAAATAAATATAGTATGATGAAAGCTAGTAATTACCAAATACAAGCAAAAGAAACTGCCATCTTCCCTTCAGACAAAGCCCTAGAGTATTTATCTCTAGGGTTAGTAGGGGAAGCAGGTGAAGTTGCTAACAAAATTAAAAAACTTATTCGTGATGGGAGAGTAGACCATGATTGGAAGAATACTATTATGGCTGAAGATATAGCAAGTGAGGTGGGGGATGTCCTATGGTACTGTGCTATGTTAACTGACCATATAGGAATTGATTTAGGTAAGGTTATGGAAAAGAATTTAGATAAATTAAAGTCTAGAAAGAGTAGGGGTGTGTTAGGTGGTAGTGGTGATAATAGGTAAATTAAGGTAAATATTTACTTCTAAATTCTTTTCCAAATACACGTTCAGAGTCATCTTTTACTTTAACTAAATCTTCATCTGTGTCACCATAGAATCTTTCGTACTGAAGTATAGCTTTTTCATAAGCACCCATAGTACCATCGGGAAATTTTATATTATAAAGGGAAGTACCATTACCTAATTTAGGGTCTTCTTTAAACTGCCATTCTATATTTCCCTTTTTATTCCTTGGTAAACTGTTCCAAATATTTTTAAATTTTTGATGTCTTTCTGCAATTGTATCTGTATCTAATAAAGCTAAAGTTTTAGCTCGTGCTTGATTTCTTTTTGCATTTATTAATTCTTTTAAAAAATATTTTTTTAATCCATCGCTAGGTATATTTTTGTAATCATCACCTAATATATATCCTGTAATTTGTGTATCTGAAAATAAACCCATCCATCCTTTTGAAATATTTGATGCTGGTGCATCTCCTTTTATTTTTCTAGGAACAATTTCTCTATAGTCAAATCTCAATCTATCTAGTTCAAACTTTACAGGATTTTTATCCCCTTCTTCTACAAAACCTGTAACCATTTTTAAAAAAGGATTTATTTTATGTATAGGTTTTTCATTTGTTGTAGGGTTAAAAACTGGCACATCACCTTCTTCAGGTTCATATTTATCAGGAAATGACCTAGTAGCTTGTTTAAACCAATATTCCATAAAATCAGTTGAAGTATTATCTTTAAGAACTCTATAATTAGGGTCTAATACAGTTCCAGCTATATCTTTTAACATTCCCGTAGGTACAGTAGCCCTATTAAATAAATTTCCTAGATACTTAGCTAAACCTTCTTCAAAGTCAGGATTATTCATTAATCCACGTTCAGAAGCATTAAGTGAAAAATCAACTAGTGCATCTGTAATATATAAACCAGTTCCAGCTCTTCCTTGTCCACCTGTAAGTGCTTTTACAAAATCTCTTGTGGGAGTTGGTACATCTACTGCAATCTTATCATTATTGTGAAGCTGTGGCATCCATTTTCTTTTTCTATTAGGTCCAGTCATTCTATAAAGAACATCTGCAGCAAAAGCAAATGCCATATATGGACCTAGTGCAGCAGTAAGATTTAATCTACCTGTTCCAAAAGGATTATTAATTTCATAAGGACCTGAACTTTCATCTCCAAAATGATGTCTTATACCAAAAAAAGCTCCTAAAGTAGCTAGACCTGATACTTGTGACCCAAATGTTTTAGCATCTAGTGCTAATCTAATTTCAGGTAATACAGGTATTCCTCTTGCTCCCTTTGCACCTGCTTCTTTATTTAGAATACCACCCATATTGACAATGCCAAATATTGGCATATGCTCATATAAAAATATAAGTTGATTGACTAGGTATCTAGGAAAAGGTGCTGCTGCTGTACCAACGAAAGGTGTCATCTGTACCAATTTTATAAATGCATCTGCACCAACATTAAAAGCACCTGCTCTTCCTTTAAAATTACCTGTTTGATATGTTTGCTCCAAAGCAACTTTCATTGCTTCACCGATAGCTTTATCATCTATTATACTAAACATTCCTGTTCTACTTGAAGCGTTAATTGGGTCAAGGTATTGGTCTTCAAAAAAACCTTTTAAACCCCCTCTTTGACCTGATGCAAAAAGATACTTATCAATTTCTTTAGAAAACGTAGCACGTTTAAACATGTTATCACTTAGTGTATTAAGATAATTTGCTTTTCTAGCTATCCAAAGAAGACCACCTTCTTCTCCAGTTAATTCTCCTATGTCACCCATTTCCCTAAAAAGTTGTTTAGCTAATTCAGATTTTTTAAATCTTTTATCTCTAAACAGTAATTCAAGAGCTTCTGTTTCCCAAGACTTTGTACCCAACCACAAATCTTTACCTAAAAGAGAAAAAGCACCTGTTCTCATTTGAGCCTTTCCCATTCCAACAGCACGAGTTGCTTCATCAGATATTTGTTTATTTGTTATACCGACTAAACCTGCACCTTTATAAGCTCCACCTTTTAATAATGTGGCAAAACCTTCACCTAAGTTATCAAGAGCATATGAAATATTACGCATATAACCATTTGTTGTATTACGTGCTGTAGTTGCAGTTTGTATTGTCATTAAACCAATACTAGCTTTATCTATTGCTTTTAAACCACCCCATGCTCTCATAACAGCTGCGACTTTAGCACCTTGTCCTAAAACACCACTCTCTTTAATAATCTGTTTTGCAGGTGTAATAACATCAGATAGCGATATTAGTTTTTGGTCTAAGTCTGTTAATTCTGCTAGTATTGTGTTTTTCTCTTTTCGTGCAATTCTTCCTGCTTGACCAAGTAATGCACCAGCTTGGCTATATTCTTCAACCAAAAGACCTGCAAGTTGTTTCATGGAAAGGTCATGCTCTTTTAAAATTTTAAAAAGTTGTACATCATTAATATCTCCATTAATTAAACCACGAGATAAACGAGAAGCAATTCTTTCCTCAACAACTTTTGTTTCCATCTTACCTGTTTTTTTATTCAATACTTCTCTTGTTGTTTTTATGGGCTTTATTTTATGAATAATTAAAGCTGCGGCTGAAGCTATATTCTCATGTAGTTTTTGATCTAAAGAATGACCATACCCTATCTGACCAAATTCAACATCTCCAGATATACCTGCATCTTTTAATTCTTTACCAGTTTTTTTAAGTTCAGGTACTGACTCTTCAAGTGACATTTTTAAAGTCTTAGCAACTTTTTTGGCTGTACCTGCAGTCTTAGCATTTTTAAATGTGTTAGAAGTAATACCTTTATGTACTGCTTCTATACTTCCAGTTTCTTTAGCTATTGCAACATTCCTTATTTGTTCAGCTATATTAGCACTTAGTGTTTTACTTGTTCCTATAATAGCTCCCACAGAACCACTTGCAACAGCACTTAACGCTGTAGTCATTCCTACATTTGCTAAACTAATATCCTCTGTTAATCCTAGCTGTTTTCTAGTTCTTTCTTGTTGAAATACTGTGTAACCTGCAGCTGCTGAATCAACCAAGGCTGACCTATAAGCAGTCTTGTAACCACCTGTCATAAATCCCTGTTTATATTGAAGGGCTTTTTGTCCAAGAGTAGGTGCTTTTTTCACTTGTTCTTTAGCTATATTTTTTGCTGTAAGAGCCATTCCTTTGTCTTTTAATCTTTCTCTTGCAGCCTTTTTTAATATTTCTCTTATACCTAATTTAATACCTTGATTGGCTGCAACTGCCCCAGCTTTTGCCGCCCCACCAGTAAGTATACCAGCATAAGTAGATGGAGCAAGAGCTACACCCTCTAAATAATCACCTGCGGCTCTCCAACCAAAATCACTATCCATACGATCATACACACCCATAAGATTTGAAAAGCGTTCTCTACCTTCATCAGTTGTGTTTTGAGCATGAAATAAATCTTTTGTGGCTGTATATTCGTTTACGTTTTGCCTTCTAAAATGCTCCATAAACTGATTATAAATAGCTTCTTGGTCTGTTTTAGTATCAAAATCGTAGTCAGCTCTTTCTTTTAAAAAAGTAGATGCTTCACTTAAAAAGTCCTCATCTTCAATGAGAACTTCTTTATTTAAATCTTCTGTTCTGTAATTGTTATAAGTCATTTTATTATAATTGATCTATACTAATACCACCCCAATCAGAAGGATTATACGGATAACCAACTTGGTTTTGCCATTCCTCTTCTAGGTCAGTTTTATTTATTTGGGGATTATTCTTTTTAAGTCCATCTATTAACGATCTAGCATTAGATGTTTTTACTTTAGAGTTTAAACTTTTATCGTTTATCTTAGCAACGATCTTATTAGCATTAGGAAATACTGGAGGGCTTGTATCTAAATTATTATTATTACCACCTCCACCACCACCACCACTACCTGCAGGATCATTAGCTATCCAATTCATAGGAGAACCCCAAGTAACGTAGGCTTCTTTAGGGTCGTTAGGATGTAAATTATCGTCACTATCAGCAGGTACAATCTTTAAACTCATTCCTGCTTGAGCTGCCCAAGACATCATTTCAGATACACTATATTCTGTATTTGGTTGTAGATTAAAACGAGATGCTATTTCTGATGGTATTACACTAGACCATCCTTTAATTACACCCTGTCCATCTTTTCTAAACATTTTTTTACTTTGTGCTAAAATACCAACAAGAGCAGTAGATAAAGCTGCAGCTTGATTATATCTATCTTGTCCTGCTTCTACACTAATCCACCTTTGGTTAAGGTTATCCCATAGACCGAGTACATTATTACCTTCAGCAATCTCTTTTAGTACAGCAGCTTTTGCTGATTTTATTTGTGCAGGTGACAACTCTGAAGCATTTATATTCTGTTTATGCGTTTTTAATAGATTCACCATACTATATAGTTTAATTTTATCTTCTTGCTTAGGGGCATTAAGTGCTGCCGTAGTTAGAATTTGGATTCTATTATCTATGCTACCTACCAAACTTAATTGAAGTCTATCTACTGTAACATCTCCTGCAGCAACATCACTAAGTTCTTTTTTACCAAAGTCTTCAGGAAATCCTGCAAGAGCCATTTGTTGTTTACCTGACTTTTCAGCATATCTTTCTACTGAACCTTCACCTGCTATTAAATTTAAAATACCACTACCTGTTCCTTGTAAAGCATTTTCCATGTTTATATCAGATATTGTTATAGGTGTTGTAATAATATCAGCTAATTCTTTTGCTGTAATACTCTTTTGACCATCTTTTTTAGGTGTGAATTGTAAAAATTGATTTACAGGTATGTTATCTTGTGAAGTTTTAGTAACAATTGCTGGAACAAGTGCTTTAGCTCCTGAATAACCATTATCTGTAATTAGACCATGTAAAATATCAGTTCCATTAGGACCTAAAGAAGCTGACATCGCTTTAATTTGTTCATAGTTATCTTTATATTCTAAATTATATTTAGATTCTTCTTTTGCTAGTCTATTTTGTCTAAGCTCTGTTAAACGACTTATATTGGCATCTAATCTATCATCTTCGTCTTTTATTATTTGTGTAGCACTTTCGGCTGAACCTTGTATTAATCCATAGCCTACATGTTTATCTCCACCACCTAATATTTTTGCTATGTTTTCAAATAGACTCATTCTGCTCTCCTAGACATTAATCCCATTGGTTTCTCTTCTTTTGCATTAGCTACCATTTCATCCACTTGGGGTTTTGAACTCAAGGATACTCCTTGTACTTCTTCAAGATTAGGTAAACTTTTGTCTTCCTGACTCCTTAATTTTCTTAAACTTTTATGGGCTAGACTATCTCTTTCAGACATTAATTTTGCATCATCTTCTAAACCACTGTCATATTTAATACCTAAAGCATCGCCTATAACCATCATCTGTTCTATTAAGACAGGCATAACTAATATACCTGCATCAATAGTATGTTTTCCTTGCATAACCCCTGACATTTGAATGGAGTTTGCTAATGTCGTTAAAGGAATACCCATATCCATTACGTCTGCGAGTTGCATAGAAAATTCTTCAGTATTCATACGAGTCATATAATAATTAACAACTTCATTTATATCAGAATATTGAGAAGGTTTTTGCCAAGGTCTACCCCCCAATTCCGTTGTTAAAGATTCGCCCGGAATTGGTGCATTAAATTTATGTTGTGCTGTTTCTTGCATGTAAAAATTCCATTCGTTTTTTCTTAATTGTATTTTTATATCGTGCTATTTTAAAAATAGGTTGATTTTTTGTATCACTACTAATTTTAGAATATTGTGAATTTTTTGTTAATAGACCATTAGAAGGTTTCTTTTTTTTATCTAAAACATTAAAACTGTCAAAAACCAAAAACATATCTCTAGCATAATTTGTTTGCATTATTTAATCCCCTATTTTATCCAACTAAAGCAGCTTCTCCACCTAAACTATACTTCAGATAAGTACCACCTAATGTAGTAATTAAATTACCAATTGATTTACCTGCTGCAGATTTACCTGTGGCATCAGAAGCATATTGTCTTGCTTCAGCATCTAATTGTGCTTCAGCCATTGTTACTATTCTATCTAATTCACTTTCAGCACTTTTCCAAGCCATTTCCATAGTGTCAGAGTATGCAGTCCACAAATTATCGTAAGACTGTTTTGATATACCTAGAACAGCACTAGCATTTAACTCATTAGCCCTGTTAACTGCTACAGTATCAGCCGTAGCTACTTGTCTTCTCCATTGAGCATTATGCTGTGCTATTACAGTTTCATTGTTAGCATTAAACTGGTCACGCTGATTATTAACTTCAGCATTAAATCTTTCAATAGTATTTGTTTGACCTGCATTAAACTGTGCCTGTGCATTAGCTTGTGTGGCATTGTATTGTGTTGCTTGTTGTTTAAGATTGGAAAAGAATTGATCTGTTTGATTTTGTGATGTAGCATTAAATTGTCTAGAAGCATTTGCTGCAGCTTGATCGGAAAATAAAGATTGTACTCTTTGTTGTGCTTTAAATATTTCTGTTTGTTGTTGGTTTGATAAATTAGCCATATCCATTTCTAAGAAGTTTTTAGCATTCTGAACACTTGCTTGTTGTCTATTATTTAAACTACCCATTTCTAAATTAGATACAGCTGCTGCTTCAGCCATAATTAAAGCCTGATTATTCGTTAAGTTAGCCATATTCATACTATTAGCATTACGACTGTTTTCTAAAGCAACCTGCTGTTCTGCCGTAAAGTTTTGATTAGCTATATCTGATACTTTAGCTGCATTCTGTACTCTAGCTTGAAAGGCTTGGTCAAACTCTTGACCCATAAATGTAGCTCGTTGTTCAGCAGCTAACATAGCTCGTGATTGTCTATTAGATAAATTTTGTGCTTCAAATCCAGCTATTGTTTTAGCATCAGCCGATGCAATAGGTAAAGCAGATTCCATTGCAGCTTGAACCATTGCCTGACCTGACATACTAGAAGCACCCATACCTCTAGCTGCCATACGAGCCATAACACCTCTCATAGCACCTGCAGCCCAAGGAGGTGTTTTACCACCTTCAAAGTCTGCCATTCTTTCTTCAAGCTGACCTGCTACTGTAGCTTTTTCAGAAGGTTGAGCTTCAGCAGCCTGTATTTGTTCTGTATATGTAGCAGCTTTTTCTGCATTAGCTACACCCTCTATTAATTCTCCTTCCTGTATTTCTCTTTGTACAGGATTATCCATTTTAATAGCTTTACCTTGTGCGGCTTTTAAATCACCTACGGCTGACTCTGTTTGTTCTGCCGCAATTACTTTTGCTCTAGGATCATTCTCATCTGTCTGAGCCGTTTCTACAGAATCTAAAGCAGAATCAACATCTTCTTTACTTTTTACTGGCTCTGTTAAATTTGCATCTGTTGTTGTAACGTCATCAGCTAATGTAGTATCAGCAAGAGTTGGGTCTACTACAATATCCCCAGATAACATACCTTCTTGAGAATCAATTGTTTGTGCATCAGTTATTTCTGTTCCAACAGGAGAAACTACTGCCCCTGTAGGTAAACCCGGTTGTGTTAGACGATCTGCTGCTACATCTCCTATACCTTTACCTGCCGTTGATGCAGTAGGAGGAACGTACTCTTGCGATAACTCTCTTGGTTGTGTTTGTCCACCTGCAGCACCTGAAGGCACTAATGTTCCATCTGCATACACATTTCCTTGATTACCCTGACTTCCATCTGAAGGAAATCCGGGAGTTGTTATATACTGAGTTCCATCAGTAGGTTTTGCAACACCACCTTCTTGTAATCTTACAACACCACCTCTAGCCATAGCCACAGCTTTCTTTTCAAATGCCAACATTTCTCTTTTTTTATTAGGGTTTTGTTCTAAGTAATTATCAAAGTTTTCCATACCACCTTGATAGCCCATTTTATTTGCAATCTTTTGCATACCCTGTGGTTTAAAACCTTTAAA